ACCCTGTAATTACAAAGAAAACAGGCCAGCTAGATATAACAGACGCTATGCGCCAAGACTTTCGTGACAATCTAAGGACTAAGATTGCCGCATATTACACAGATAGTGCAGACACAGCTATACCTACTCCTGGCGCAAAAGAACGCGCCTTAATGAACCAAGGGCATCCGCGCGGCACAGTTACAGGCGAGGCAATCCGTGCGTTTATGCAGTTAAAAGGATTTCCAATCACATACATAACCAAAGGTTTATCGCGGCAATATTACGGCAAGCAAGCAGCGGGCAAATCCGGCGCACTAGGTATTGTGCAAATGATGATTGGCACAACTATCATGGGTTATCTTGCTATGTCTATGAAGGATATTCTAAAGGGCAGAGAACCAAGAGAGGTATTTAGCAAAGAAACCTACATTAACCCACAAACGCTAAAAGCATCATTTTTGCAAGGTGGTGGTGCTGGAATATTTGGCGACTTTATGTTTGGTGAGTTCAACAGGTTTGGCGGGTCATTTTTGCAAACAGCCGCTGGGCCTACATTTGGTGCTATAGATGACGTGGCAAGGATGTTTGCTAAGTTCCGTGATGGTGACGACGCATCTGCTGATGCCGTTAGATTCGCACTGAGAAACACGCCATACATCAATTTATTCTATACAAAGACTGCTATGGACTACTTGTTTTTGTACGGCCTAACAGAACATATGAGTCCAGGCTATCTACGCAGAATGGAACGTCGCGTTGAAAAAGACCAGAAGCAGGAATTTTACTTTCCACCAAGCCAATATGCCACGAAACTCTAACGCTTTCGTAAATGGCTAAAATGCTGTATATATATGCTAGGAGTTAAATATGACAGTTAGCAGTACCACAACTAAGAACAGCTACAACGGTAATGGCAGCACTACCGTATTTGCATACACGTTCAAAATCTTTGATGAGGACGATATTGCGGTAATTCTGCGCGATGACGCTACTGCTGTCGAAACTGTCCAGACAATCACTACAAACTATACAGTATCAGGCGTTGGTGATGCTGGCGGTGGTAACATCACATTCGTAACAGCACCAGCTACAGGTAAGACTGTGGTGCTATTACGTTCAACACCACTTAGTCAGCTAACTGACTACACGCCGAATGACCCGTTCCCAGCGGAATCACATGAAGATGCGCTAGACAAACTGACATTCATTACCCAGGAATTGTCAGAGGAAATCGGACGCGCAATCAAACTGTCAAAGACTAACGAGATTGCTACTGCTGAATTTACTGTAGGTGCTGCTGCCCGTGCAAATAAGGTTCTTGGATTTGATGGCAATGGCGACTTGGCTGTCCTACAAGAGATTGGCATCTACAAGGGCACAGACACAACCACCACCACAGCAGACTATGATGCCCGTGACATTGTTAAGTCAACAACAGCGGCACAGCTAAATAACGTATATATCGCGCTTCAGGACTCACCATCCGGCACATTACTAACAAACACAACATACTGGGAACTGCTTGTTGATGCTGTTTCTGCTGCAACTTCAGCAACTAATGCAGCTAACAGCGCATCGGCGGCGGCTACATCTGCTACAAACGCTGCCACTAGCGAGACTAACGCTGCTACTAGCGAAACAAATGCGGCGACTTCAGAGACTAACGCTGCCACATCTGAAACCAACGCGGCTACATCTGCAACTAATGCAAGCAATGCCCAGACTGCGGCTGAGACAGCCTTAGATACATTTGACGACACTTATCTAGGCGCAAAGGCAACAAATCCAACGGTAGACAACGATGGCGACCCGCTTGCTGCTGGTATGTTGTACACAAACACCACAGACGGGAATCTGTATTGGTATGATGGCGCGGGTTGGAACGATGTTACGGCTGGTGCTGGCGGGTTAAATGATGTTGTTGATGACACAAGTCCACAACTAGGCGGCAACTTAGAGAGTAATGGTTCTGACATTGTTATGGCTGATGATGACGCTGTTATCATTGGCACTGACACAGACCTGACTATCCTGCATGACAGTGGCGTAAACAACACACTCTTTAAATCAGATAATCTTTCGTTTAAAAGCAAGGCCAACGCTAATCTGACATTCAAGATAAGCCCCGGCGCAACTAAGGCCGCTACACTGTACTATCAGGGCAGTGAGAGACTGGCTATCGAGAGTGGCACCACAAGATTTACCGGCGGCATCAACGCTGACACAGCAACCATAGCCAGCCTGTCGTATCCAACCTCTGATGGCACGGCTAACCAAGTGTTAAAGACAGACGGTGCTGGCACACTGTCGTTTGGTGCTGCGGCGGCTGGTGGTGCTGGTTATTTCCAAGGTGAGAATGGTGCAACCGGCGACACAACAAATGGCAAGGGTGATATCTTCCGCGTACATGAACAGCAATTAGATACGAATGTGACGATTGCCTCCACAGACAACGGTTTGTGCGCTGGCCCATTAACTGTAGCAACGGGAGTTACCTTGACTGTAGACGGTAATCTGGTGATAGCATGAGTGAATTACGCGCAGACACAATCACAGGCAGTGATGGCACTAGTCCAGTCACGTTGACTAAGCAACAGGCGGCAAAGGTACATATAAGAGCAAACTTAACGACACCTGCTATAACTGGTAGTTTTGGAGTAAGTTCTCTTGTTGATAATTATACAGGTTCGGGTAAACCACAATTTACAAATAATTTTGCCGCAGCAGATTATACTGTTGTTATTTCTGTCGGCAAATCTGGTGATGTTTTATTTGCTGAACTACAAGCAGATTCTACAGCAACAACTAGCGAACATCGTATAATGGGAAGAAATGGTTCTGAAGCCGGTGATGCTGATTGGGATATTGGAACTTCTATTTGTATGGGAGACTTAGCATGAGTGAGATAAAAGTAGATACCCTCACTGGCAAGACTACCGCCAACGACATCACCGTGACGGTTGGTGCTACTGCTACTATGTCTCTGGAACAGGGGTTGGCGAAGGCGTGGATACACTTTGATGCGCACGGAGATTCCTCGGCTGGCAGTGGTACTCCAATCAATCGAGATTCGCTCAACGTCAGCACACTTGGGGACGATGGAACTGGAGACTACACGGTTAACTTTTCGTCCAACTTTGCAAATGGATTTTATGCGTCATCAGGTACTGGTGACCACGCACAGTATATGTTTTGCGTAGACCCCTCGATTGACCCAACAAGTTCTGCTTTTGCTATGATGTTTTCATATCCACCAAGCGCAACTTCAGACACCGATGTTGATAATGTCAGCACAATTCATATGGGAGACCTCGCATAATGGCAGGTAAAATTGTAGCAGATACGCTGGAACACAGCACCGCTGGGTCAATCGCCACGAACTATGTTGTCGAGGGTAGTGCGAAGGCGTGGGCAAGATATAACGCAAGTAGCGGAACGCCAACTGTCAACGACAGCCTAAATATTTCGTCAATGTCGGATGTGGATACAGGAAAGCATTCATATTCATTTTCGTCATCTTTTGGAAATGTTAATTATGCTTTTACTATGGGCGGTAGCAACGTTGGAACAGACAGCAGATTGTTGTTAAATAACGGAAACGCACCAGCTACAAGCTCATTTCAATTTGTGACTATCAATGGTTCAAGTTCCGCAACGGATGGAACGCATAATGCCACAGTATTTCACGGAGACTTAGCATAATGCAAACACCTGATTTCAAAGGCACACACCTATGGGATAGACTTTGCTGGGCAAAGGAAAATCTAGAGGCATATCAGTCTGACTATCGTGTTGTCTATGAGGACAGCATTGATGAGTGCGCTAAGATACTTGTGCCTGACCCTAATTGGATGGCGTGTGCATTGCAGGGCGGTATCTTGCCACCTGTGTGGGTTTACTGGGAACTGGCTAAAGACGAAGCGCAGCCTGACTTCAAGAAGCATACTCGTGGCTATCTGCTGCATGAGACTGAGCCAATGCCAGCGATGACAGAAGAAGAAGCTATCGAATACCTGATTATGAAGGACTGCCCACAGCACGTCTGGCAAAATTGGGATGAGGGCAACCGCCCAACTATGGTAATATGCCGCAAGGAACAGTTACCGCAGACTAGAGAATGGCGCAATTCGTGGCGCATATCTGATGACTTAGAATTAGCCGCATAGGAGAAACTAATGGCTGTTACAACTTATATCGTGGATAAGGACGGTAATCAGATTGATGCCTCAACTGCTACCGTTCCAGCAAATCGTGACTTTCGTGGTGCTTGGTCATTGACCGGCAGCGTGATTAGCGAGGACTTGACCAAGGCAAAGGAAATCTTTGCCGACAAGGTGCGTGAGGCACGCGCACCATTGCTTGAAGCGTTAGACACTGACTATATGAAGGCACTGGAAACTGGTGCTGACACAACTCAGATTGTGGCTGACAAGCAAGCACTGCGTGATGCGCCGACTGCTGGCGACAGCGCGACTACCATTGCCGAGTTAAAGGCAGCTTGGCCTGCCGCTTGTGGCGACAGCCCTTACGCATAATAAATATAACGGAGTTGCCTGATGGCTAAAGATAAACTCACCGACTATGATGCCACCGCGTCCAACAACACAGACGTTGGCGGCATATCTGTTGCCGAGGGTATGCTGCCGAGTGGCGTGAACAACGCCATCCGGGAGCAGATGAGCCATCTGGCTGACTTTGCGTCTGGCACAAGCGGTGTGGACGTTCTGAATCTACAGGACGACACCGACACCAACAGCATCAAGCTGCAAGCACCAGCAAGCGTCACAGCGACCACCACGTTCACGCTGCCCGACGGTGACGGGACTGCCGATCAGGTGCTGAAGACGGACGGGTCAGGCCAGCTAGGCTTTGCGGACAGACACCCGAACCCATCGCTCATCATCAATGGTGCTATGCAGGTGGCACAGCGGGGGACTGTGACAGGTGCTGTACACGATAGCTTTGGCGGCCCAGATAGATATAAAATTAATGAATCTAGTGATACAGTTTTTACTATGAGCCAAGATAGTGATACACCAACAGGAGAAGGATTTGCTAACTCACTAAAATTAGATGTAACTACAGCCGACAGTAGTTTAGCCTCTAGTGATTAT